TATAGGGGTAGTGGCCCCAGAAATCATAAATGGGATTATTGCATTAGCCAAAAAATTTGAAAAGAACCCCGACAAATTTATAAAGAAGTGATTACTCTTCGCCCACCCTATACATCTGAAAGTGCGGTGTAGAACCTTCTTGGTATTTGTTTTTGAAAATACACACGGGGATCTTCTTCCCTTCAAACTCGACGACCCCAGAAAGAAAATGATTGTCCCCTTTCGTCTTAACCCAAAAAGCCCCCATCTTATTTTTCGCCCAGCGACTTAAAGAACTCTTCTGTGGTTTTAAGAAACTCTTCTCTGGCTTTACCTGAGAGACTTTTATATTGTTTTTTGAATCTCCTATAATTTCTTCTTGATATTTCATCGTCTGTGTTTAGTATTAGTTTTCTTATTTGTTTGGACTTTTTATTGTTCATAATTTAGCTATGTAAGTTTCACTATCCTTTAATAATCCAAGCTTCTTGTATAGACTCTTAACTTTGTCTTTATTAGGCGATTTTTCTGAGCAACCCATCTGTATAAACTCAAACCCGTTTTCTCTGGCAAATTTTATTGCTGTAGCTAAGAGCTTGTAACCTGCCCTAGGATTAGAAGACAACCAAATATACTCAGAAAATATCTCTACCCCATGCCTAGGATCTTTATTCTTCAAGAAGATTATAGCCGCATCATAATTACCTGAATTATTTAGGTTAGCCCACACAAAAACTTTTGAAGTTAAAACCCTACTATGGCCAAAAGCCTTCTTTATAGAGTCCACCCCATTAGGCAACAGATAATGATAGTTTTTATCTTCCCCCTCCAAATCAAGAGCTTTCGTCAGGTCGTCCACAGCCTGACAAAAGTCTTCCCTGTTAGCTAACCTTCTTATCACTTCGCTATGACTGCAATAAGCTTCCTAACCTCCTTCACAGGAATGTCGTTAAAGGAACCCCAATCTTTTACGTCCTCGTTGACATACTTCTCTTCCTTCCAAAGAAGTCGTAACAAATCTTTGAACCCATCAAAATTGGTCACCTCGTGCTTATCTCTAAGGTATTTCTCTAGCAAACCCTTAGGTGTTGTAGTAGCTGCTGATACAGTAAAGCTTTGGTCGCTTGAACTTTGTGAAACCTTAGATCCTCTAGACTTATCTATTTCGTCAGCACCAACGATATGAATGTTAAGGAAGTTCCTAACACACCTAACAAAAGCCCTATTACATGCGATAGTCTCAAGGAATTTAGACGCAAAAGAATCTGTGTTGTCCAGACTTGCATTCGCTACGTCTGTATAAATTGTCGCACACGACTCATAATTCCCACCCCATTCAATTGTACATTTGGCTGTTACGTAACCATCTGAGATATTTTCTACTTCAAAGTCCACAGAACTATAACCCCTCATCTTAGCCAATTCTTTTATACCACCGAGCATAATCAATAACTGATTATCTCTTAAACCTTCTATAGAGTCAGGCACAGGTTTGTTCCTAGTTGCAAACCAGTCTCTATTAGGATAAAGAAAATCAGGCTTTATCATAGACCTCCAATCAATAGACCCATCCTCATTAAACACATAATCTTGGTTCTTCAGCAAACCGTGGTCGTCTCTCTGGTAAACATCCGGTCCAAAAACCTTCTTCGTAGCAGACTTCTTAGCTACCTTCTTCGCTGTTTTCTTTTTGCTCATAAATATAAAAATGGTCTAGTTCGTCCCAATATTCTGGAGTATCCAATACATTGTTATCGTTGTCAAGACCCTTTTTGTAATGAGCATAGCTAAAATATTTTTTATCTGCCTCAAGAATGTATTTGTTAGTCGAGAACTTACAAGAGTCAGGCAACTCCATCCTCTCGACCCCTTTATATCTGGGGTGTACATCGACATCAAAATATCTATTTCTCAAGATCCCGAGATCTGAATCTTTCTCAGACAAAAGAATAATTTTTATTTTCCAGCTAGCTAAGACATCAAAGTACTTTTTAGGTATTTTGTCTGTATCAGCATCTAAAACGAACATCAACATCTTTACATTGTGCTTCATCCTCTTCAAGACACTCAACTGAATCAACCCTTCTGATATCACCGTGACTTTGTGATTTTCACAATAATACATAAAAGCCTCTTCTTTAAAACCATAATCAGCCCTCAAATACACTTCTTTCGGCAGACCTGTTATAATTTCAGTAGGAACCACCTCTATGATAGGCTGATTGTAATGTTTACCTATATGGAAAGTCTCTATATCAACTTTCTTTTTATGCCCTAATAACTTAAGGATTGAGTCGGCCACCTCTTCAGGTTTGATTTTGTTTATATTGTCCTTGGGGTCATGATCAGAATAGCATGGCCTAGAATCCCAATCAGGTTCTAAACAAATAGAATCCTGTCTATTGCTCCAAAATGGCTTTGTGACATTAGCGTAACTATTCCCAAATATACTGACTGTTTTTACCCCTACAGAACTAGCGTATTGAGCTAGATAGTTGTCTGGCCCTATATACAGCATCGATTTAGACACTAAATATGCGGTGTTTTTAAAACTACATGAAACATGTTTATTGACCCCTCTTAAGGGTTTGTCACCACCCAACTGAACAACTTTTATGTCTCGTTCTTTTAAAAAAGAGGAGAGGAACCCCAACACTATTGTATAACTTTTGTAGGCTTTTGACACCTTCGAAGAGTCTCCACTGATTACTATATAGTTGTTAAACTCTATGGGAAAAAAATGCTGGTTTACAATAGGTTTGCCTATTTTAACCCCTAGGTTTTTTGCGTATTCTTCTACTAGATGAGACATTACTTTAATGAAAACTGATTTTTACTTAAACCATTGTGTATATAGCATGGATTTTTTTGTGTCGTCACATTAGGATAAAAAACCATTTCGAACATACCCCTTTCACCTCCCCTACCCTCTAAGGAAAATGTATTATCAAGCTCTTTTTTGTATGGTAGGATCTTGTAGGCGTTTGGATTATCCTCTATAAAATCAAAATACTCAGGTTTTGTGAAGATGTAGATATTATATTGTTTATAATTCTTTTTTAATTGACCCAAGAGGGAATTAATAAGCAACACATCCGTCTCTGACTCTGGTATGACAATAGCGATTCTTTTGCCTTCGTCGTCGCCCAGCAAGTCTTCTAATTTAGGCTTTTTAGCATCTAAATTGTGTTTCTTAGCCACATTCTTAAAGTGAGCGAGTAAATCTTCCCCTTTCATACCCTTAGCCAACTCGCCTTTCCAATGTTTAAAACCTGTACTTCTTCTGTCTACATCTTCTTTAACTATATTCTCATAGAGATCTATAATATACTCATCTGAATTTAAACCTTCTGGTGGGTTATAATCGGCATCCATAACCTTGTGAGTGGTCTCATAATCATAATCAACATCTGGCATATTGTCGATTATAGACTCCAACTGCTTTCCGATAACCTCGACAGAAAAGTTGTCTATCACCCACTTTCGGGACTTCGCCCCCATCTCAGCCTTTTCGTCCTCTGTCATACCGTAAACATGCTCCAGCATAGAGTGTATATGTTTAGGGTCTGTACTAGCTTTTATAAACTGTGTACCCGGCTCTCTATATTCACTCCAATTCAAGGGGAAGCCACCACTCTCCTCAGAACAACTATCCTCCCCGCATGAGTAATTTGTAACTAGGGTCACCAGCTCTGTCAGCTTAGCTTCTTGTATTGGTATCTCTTGACCGCCACTAGTAAAGGGGTGGCAGTAAACATCCATAAGGTTGTATATCTCATTCAGTTGTTCTTCAGAGACACCTTTTTTAGTGTTTGTTGTATTTACAGATTTCTTGGAGCCGCAAGAAGGACAGTCAGTTTGTTGCCCTCTGAACGGGCTAATATAATACTTGTCGCACGACTCGCAGACGTAAGTCGTCAAAACATCTATGTTACTCAAGCCCTTCTCTTCCATTAAACTTTTTATGTCCCAACCTTCACCCCAATGGGTGTGCAAAAGCAACTTAGCTTTCGAATCTGGGTTATTTAGTTTAAAATGCTTAAAACCCTCTAGTAAGTTAGGCACGGACTTCCTAAGTTGGTTCCTGAAGACAAAACCTACAATAAACTCATCACCAATGCGATGATTAAGCCTTAAATTATAACGTTCCTCATCTGACATCCGGTAAAAATTGTTAGTATCCAAGGAACCTCTTAGTGTTTTTACATGATCGTAACCCATCTCTTGCATGGCCTTTTCTGCAAAACCAGCCCAAACAAAATAGTTCTTTATTTTAGGTGCGTATTGAATGGCTTGTGGCAAAATCGGAAGGCTATCCAAGGTCGTCCACACCATGCAATTAACTTTATTCCACCAAGGTTTGTGATGGTAATTGTTGAATGCCCATATATCTTCTACACCTATATAGACATCTGGTTTGAATTCCTTTACAGCTTTATCCACCAGAGTGTACCCGTAACCCTCTGCCCTCCGGCCCTTTGCGTCAATTGCTGCTAACTGAGCCGGGGAAGGTGTGGCACCTCTACACTCCCAAGGCACCAACTTAGTCCTTGGGTCTTCCCACTGAAGACCATTGGCCAGCTCAAATAACTCGTATTTTCCTGTATCGTATAGATGCCTAAGTATGTTCTTCTTATTTTTACCAAAGCCAGTGAATGCTTTGCAGAAGTTAGAATGGATGATTACTTTTTTCTTCATGACCGAGACTTAAGCTCTTCATTTTTGTTAAAACGATAAGCGTACAACTCCTGAAGAGAGAACCTGAAGAACTCTAATAAACAGTAAGCCTCTGACATCTCAACACCAATCCCAAACTTATTAGTAGAGTTTCTAACAATACCGAAAGAGAAAGCATTCGGTCGC